ACGCGATCGAAGCGGAGGTGGCTGAGCGCGAAGCTCAGCGTCGAGTCATCGCCGGGCTTTACTGGCGTGCGGGAATCTACATCCACCTGAGCGGCATGCCGATCAAGGGATGGGCGCTGGAGGCCGCCGCCGACGCCATGGAAAGGGCGCTTGAGGCGTCACGATGAGACACGACACCGCAGGCCGGCGCCTACTCCAGCGCGTGCTCCAACACCACACGGCAACGGCGGTCGCCCGCGTCTGCCGCGTCACGCAGCCCGCGATATCGCAGTACGCGATCGGCGTCAGGCGGCCTTGCGAGCGTGTCCGCGCCATCCTGGATACCCGCTACAAGATCCCGCCCGAGTCGTGGTACCAGGACGCCGGCCGCGTGGCCGTGGTCGTCGTCGAAATGCCGCGCCTAACTCAGTGTGCTCAGTGCGGCGAGATGCGGGCGTCGTCGTGATAGGATGAACCCATGAGCATGTACCTCGGTTGCGACTTGATCGTTGACGGCGATGAGGACGAAGTCTCGCGGGCGGTCGCCGTTCTCATGCGCGACAGCGGCTCGCTCAGCATCCCCGGCGCGTACGTGCAGTGCGTCCGCTGCGATGCGTTGGAGCCTCCACGCGTCTGGTGGACCTTCGAGTTTCGCGAGCAGCACCTTGATCTTGTCGAGGCCGCGTGCGCCGAGGCTGCCGCGACAGGCGCCATGGTGTCGCTGGAGTGGTATGCGAGCCATCGCATGACGTGCGGCGGTGTGTCGTGGAGGTGCGGCGACTCGGATACGGACGGACCCAGGCGATGGAGTGGCTCCTACCACGGCCTGCGCGGCGGATGACATAGAACCGCCCGCCGCGCGGAGGGGGAGACGCGGGCGGGCGGGGACTCGGGCGTATGGAGGGTCTGCGGACCTTAGTAGCCTCAAGAGTCGACCCTTGAATACCGCGAGAATACGGCGCACGCATCAACTGAAACGCACAGCCTGCGCTTCATAACAGTTCCGTTATGCGGCCCATGGCAACCATCGCTCAGTGGCCATCGTCGACGCGTTCCGGTCTGTGCTCGCCCGACTAGGGTTTGCGCGAGCCGTGTCGAGTCGTGCCTACGGTGCGCTGCCGAGCGGCACGATCGACGCCATCGCGGAGATGAACGGCGGCAACATCCAGCCCATCCCGCGCTCCGAGACACGCTGGTACATCGACGACATCGAGCGGGCGACGCTGGAGTGTGACCAGGGCCGGCTCAAGACCGCCGCGCAGCTGATGCGTGCTGCCAGCTCGGACGGCGTGATCATGGGCCTGATGTCCACGCGCACCGCTGGGCTCGTCCGGCTGCCCAAGCGGTGGCGCGGCGAGTCGCGGATCGTCGAGGCGCTGACGGGTGGCGAGCTTCGTGCCCGCAGCGTGTTCTCCGAGATGTGCCCGGACTCGGAGCTTGCCCTGCTGGCTGCCGATGGCGACAAGCTGGGCGTCGGCGTCGGGCAGATGCTCACGGTGGAGGGCCGCTCACACAAGCGCCTGTGCCGGCTGGAGCCCGAGTACCTCTTCTTCAACTGGTCCGAGAACCAGTGGTACTACCAAAGCGTCGGCGGGATGCTGGCCATCACGCCAGGCGACGGTACGTGGGTGCTGCACATCCCGGGCGGGGCCATGGCGCCGTGGAATCACGGGCTATGGCGAGCCCTCGGGCGCGCGTTCATCCGCAAGGACCACGCCGCGCTGAGCAAGGACAACTGGGAGGCGAAGCTTGCGCACCCCGCGCGCGTTGCGACGGCACCACTCGGCGCCTCCATCGAGCAGAGCCAGGGCTGGTTCCAGAAGGTCATGGCCTGGGGCATCAACACGGTGTTCGGGCTCACCCCCGGCTACGACGTGAAGTTGCTGGAGAGCAACGGCCGGGGAGCCGAAAGCTTCCGCGAGACCATCGCCGAGCAGAACCGCGAGATCATGATCCTGGTCGCTGGCCAGACGGTCACGACCGACGGCGGCACCGGGTTCGCGAACGCCGACATCCACAAGAGCATCCGCTCGGACATCATCGAGACAACGGCCGGCGCGCTGGCCTACACGGTCAACACACAGATCCTCCCCGCGTGGGTGCTGAGCGAGTTCGGTGAGGACCAGTTGCTCGCGGGCGGCGTCGTCGTTGAGTGGGACGTCACGCCCCCGAAGGACCGCAACAGCGAGGCGACTTCGCTGGTCACCACGGCCAACGCGATCACGCTACTGACAGATGCCCTCGCGCCGCATGGCGTGACGGTGGACGTGGGCGCGCTCTGCGACCGCTTTGCCGTGCCCGTGACGGCCGTCGCGCCATCGGCTGACGTGCTGGCCAGCGTCGCGCAGCAGAAGCCCGCGCAGGAGGCCGCAGCATGGAACTGAACGGCCGCCGCTACGAACGCACGGGAGTGCTGGCCGTGGACCCGATGGCGTTCACGATGCTCTTCGCGGAGGCGCCATCGCGCGACACCGTGGACATGGGCGGCGTGCCCGTCGTGACCATCCGTGGCCCGCTCGAGCACCACGCGGGCATGTGGTGCGACTCCTATGACGCCATACTCGCGCGGGCGAGTGAGGCGCTGTCTTCCCCCTCGCGTGGCGTGGTGCTGCGCATCGATTCTCCTGGTGGGTTTGTGTCGGGCTGCATGGAGACTGCCCGGGCCATTCGTGCTCTCGCGGATGGCTCGGGCAAGATCCTCGTCGCGTACGTGGATGGGTCGGCGTGCAGCGCGGCCTACGCGCTCGCGTGCGTGGCTCACCACATCGTCGCACCGCAGAGCGCCACCCTCGGGAGCATCGGCGTGCTCATGGCGCGCACGGACGCGAGCGAAGCGCTGGCCGCTGCCGGCGTGCGCCTGCACCTGATCAAGAGCGGCGCGCGCAAGGGCGACGGCACGGCCGAGGTGCCCGTGAGCGCGGACGAACTGGCCGCGATCCAAGACACGGTCGACACGCAGGCCGCGCTGTTCTTCGACCACGTCGCGCGGTTCCGCCCGGTCACGGTGGACCAAGTCGCGGCGCTACAGGCTGGCCTACGCATCGGAGCGGGAGCCGTGAGCGCCGGCCTCGCTGACGTAGTCGGCGACCTAGATGACGCCCTCGCACTGGCGCGAGGCGAGCAAGTAGAAGCAGCGGCCACGCCGCAGATAGGACCCACCATGGCAACCATGGAAGAGGCTCTCGAGGCGCTGCAAGCGGCGGCCGAGGGCGACGACGCCGAGATGGCCGCGCGCGCCAAGCGCATGTTGGCCGCGATGGACCCGGAAGAGGAGAAGGAGCCCGAAGCTGAGGCCCCCGCTCCCGAGCCCGCGCCCGAGAAGAAGGACGACGAGAGCGACGCGAAGGCGGTTGCCTCGCAGGCACTCGCCACCGCGCAGAGCGCCCTCCGCGAGACCATCCTCGCCAGCCGCCCCGACCTGAGCGCCGAGGCCAAGGCGAAGCTGGCCAACGTGCCCGTCGCGGCTCTCCGTGACGTGCTGAGCGCCATCCCTCGCGCTGCCCTCGCCATCACCCCGCCCAAGGCCGAAGCGCCTGTGCTGGGCAACGGGCAGGGCGGCGTCCAGGCCGGCAACGGCACGCAGCCGACCACGCCAGACGAAGACCTCGATCGGCGCATGGGGTTCGCGAGCGCGAGCGCCCCGATCACCGTCGAGGGCAACACCAAGACCTACGGCGTGCTCACCCGTGAGCAGGCCCGCCAGATCCACGCCAAGCACACCGCAGGAGGTGCACGATGACCGCTCAAGCCGCCGACAGGGCGCTCACACGGGGTCGCATCAGCGAGCCCACGTTCAACCTCAAGTCCGGCGAGGTCGTCTACAAGGGCGCGCTCGTGGCCTTCGAGCTCGGGACCGCGTTCGTGGTCGAGGCGACCGGGGCCAGCGACGAACTGGTCATCGGCACCGCCATCGAGGCCGTGGACGCGTCCGCCGCTGCGAAGCCCATCGCCGTGCGCCTCGAGCGCGAGGTGAACACGGTCTTCTTCAAGAACGGCTCGAGCATCGCGACCGCGAATCAGGGGCAGCTCTGCTACGTGACCGATGACCAGACCGTGAGCCTGACGCCCAACGCGGCTGGCGCGTGTCTCGCTGGCCGCATCTGGTCCGTGGACACCACGCTGGGCGTCGAGGTGGAGCTTATCGCCGGGCTCACCCCCGGTGGCGCCACGCTGGCGCAGACGGCGCTCCCAGCGCACGTCAGCAACGACGTGATCCTGACCGCCGCGCTTGCGGTGCCGGGGTCCATCTACGACATCGCGACCACGGCCGCCAACAGCACCGTGACGCTCCCCGCCGGCGTGGCCGAGGGGACCGTGCTCACGTTCGTCGCGGACGGCACCAAAAACGGCCACACGGTCCAGTACCGCGACGCCACGGGCCCCGTGAACCTCACCACCGCGCTCACCGCGAGCAAGCGGCACATGGTCATCGCGACCTACCTCAACGGCCTCTGGAACGCGAACGCGTACGTCAGCCCGTGATCGGCGCTGAGAAGAAAGGACACTGATCATGGGAGCACTTACACCCCGGATTCTTCTCGGTCTCGAAGACCGGATGAACCTCATCGTCGAGCGCGAGTATGCTCGCCTCGGAGCCGCCACGTGGTGGCAGGACGTGGCGACCACGCGCAAGAGCACCGGCCAGCGCGAGTTCATCACGTGGATGCTGAACACCGCGATGATCCGCGACCTCGGCAAGAGCGCCGGCAACCTCAAGTTCGCCGACCTCGTGTCCAAGTACACCGAGATCGAGAACAAGTTCGCCGGGGAGGGCTTCATGCTGACCAAGGCGCAGCTGACCGACACGGACGGCGGGGGCATCGACCTCGCGGCCGAGTGGGCCGGCCAGATCGGCGCCTACATGGCCTACTGGCCTCAGAAGCAAGTCGCTCACGCGCTGATGAACGGCCACACGGCGGCGAGCTACACCAGCTACGACGGCGTCGCGCTCTTCTCGGCGTCGCACCTGCTGAACCCGGCCGACTCCACCGTGGGGACGTTCCAGAACATCTTCACGGGTGGCGCCTCGGGCTCGTACCCCGGCGCGTGCCCGATCGACGACACCGTGACGGCTGACGTCGCGCTGGCGAACCTCGGCAAGATCTTCGGCTACATCGCGTCGATCAAGATGCCGAACGGCGTGGACCCTCGCGGGCTCGAGCCGTCGACCATCATCTGCCCGCCGCGCATGTACCCGCGCGTCTTGCAGCTGACCAACGCCAAGGTCATCGCGCAGGCGGCGGCCACGGGCGGCGGCGGCGCGGACGTCGAGGCGCTCATCACGGGCCTCGGCTACGGCCAGCCCAAGATGGCCGCCGAGCTGGCCGGCTTCGAGAGCGACACCACGTTCTTCGTGGTGGCGAAGCAGAAGCAGGCGAGCGCGCTGGGAGCCATCGTCTACCAGGAGCGCGAGCCGTTCCAGATGGTGAACCACGGCCCCATGACCGACTCCGAGTTGAGCCGGAAGCAGTCCTTCGAGTGGCACGTGCACGGCCGCAACGCCGTCGCCGCTGGCCACCCGTACCTGATCTTCAAGTGCAAGGGCTCCTGACCTGACGAGCGCACGCGGGCGCTACTTCGGTGGCGCTCGCGTGCCCGTGCTCTGACCTCTCCTCACTGACCACATGGCCTACCTCACGACATCCGAGTTCAAGACACGGACGCTCATGCCGGGCGTCTACGTCGACGCTATCGAGGACATTGATTCCGGGTGGACGGGCATTCAGTTGGAAGAGGTCAGCGCATGGATGGACTCGCTTCTGCGCAAGCGGTACGACGCGCCGTTTCGGGCGCCGTATCCCACGCAGGTCCTATCGTGGCTCACACGCATCGTCACGGTTCGCGCCTACCTGAAGAAGGGCGTCGAGGCCACTGACGAGCAGTTCAGCCTGATTCAGAAAGACGCGGAGGACGCGAAGGCTGAGATCAAAGAGGCCGCCAACAGCAACGTGGGCCTCTTCGACTTGCCCCTGCGCAGCGACACGACGGCCACCGGCATCGATCGCTCGGGGCCGTTCGCCTACAGCGAGCAGAGCCCATACGTGGGCTTCTCGCGCCAGGCTCGCACCGGCCGGACCGAGGACGGCAACGGGAGCGGCAGCTATGGGTGACGCGGCGGCGATGGCCCAGCTTGGTCGGCACGTTGCCGCGTTGCGCGCTCTCGCTGGCGGCGACGAGTTCATCAGCGAAGTGGCCGCCGAGGCCGCCGACGTGATCGAGGCCGAGCTCCAGAAGACGAGCGACGCGAACCAGGACCCATACGGGCGCCCGCTCGCGAAGCGCAAGGATGGGCGTCCGGCGATGGTCGGCTACTACCGCAAGCACGTCCGCGTGGACCCCATCGGGGATACCGTGATCATCCGCCTGCGCGACAAGCACGCTGTGCTCCACCACTTCGGCGACGGGCGCGGCGAGGACGTGGCCCGCCCGCTCATCCCCACTGATGGACTGCCGGTGCAGTGGCTCCCGAAGCTGCGCAACGCGACCGTCAAGGTGTTCAACCGACGTCTCGAGGTGCAGTCGTGAGCGACACGCTGGCACTCCTCGACCTCTACGACGCCGTGAGCGCGCGCTTCACCGCCGACGCCACGCCGTGCACGCTCGCGTTCGGATGGAAGGCCCGCGCGGCGCAGGTCACCGGCCCGCGCATCGTCATGGTGCCGGGTGACGAGGGCGGGGACGCTGGCGACATCGGCGCAGCATCGCAGCCGGGACGCAACCCGCGCCCGCTCGCGACGTGGGCCGAGACCTTCCACGTGGTGGTGAGCGGCGCTGGCGATGCTGCGGACCCCACCAACGAGCGCAAGGCGTACGAGGCCACGCGGCTTCTCGCTGATGCATGGTTCCGGGCGGCCTACCTGCACACCGGAGTCCGCATGCGCTTCGAGGGCGCGTCGTGGCTGATCGACCGCGTGACGGCGCGCTTCTCCACCGCGCTCGTGATGACGTTCGCCTATGAGGCGATGATCCACGACGTCCCGCTGACGGACCTCGAGTTCGCGCCCGACGCGCGTATCACGGCCAGCATGCTTGACCACGATGAGCAGCACCACGTCGACAACAACGACTTCCTGCTTGACGAAGACTTGACCGTGCTCGCCGATGAAGACGGCGAAGAACTGGAGCGCGACTGATGGCGCGCAAGCTCTCGGAACTGGACCCCATCGCCACGCTCGCTGATGCGGACACGTTCGTTATGCGCGACGCAAGCGCGGATGACGCTGGCGGCACGGCCACCAAGGCGCAAGTGGCCGCGTGGCTCGGCGGCGGAAGCGGCTACACGCGCATTGGAGAGGTGGCTGCCGGCGCTTACAGCACGGGCGACGCCGACATCGCTGCGGCGTCGTCTGGTGCAACCTGGACGCGCCTTGGCAACGGGAGCGGCACCGCTTCCGCTGGCGACGCCGTGAGTGTGTTCGGCATCGTGACCATCTACAAGAGCACATCAGGGGCGGCATCCCCTGGCGTGACGTTCGTCATCCCGCTGCCGTTCGTCATGAACGAGGCGAAGCCATACGCCGTGAGCGTGTTCGCTCCTGAGTTCGCATCGCTTCCGAACGCATATCCAGACAGTGGCCTAAACGTCGTCCTGCCCGCATTCGACGGCGAGACGGAGTTTGGCGTCGTCTGGTCATTTTCCTACCAGACCGCGAACGCGGTGGACCCGTAACCCGAGGAACGAACCATGACCGTCCCAGCAATCAACCTCACCCAGCTCGACGGCGCCCTCGGCGTGCTGCCTCCGTCCGCTGGGCGTCTCATGGCGTGCGTAGGCGCGTCCAGCAGCGGCACCGCCAACACCCCCGGCACCTACGCGCGCGTCGAGGATGTGACCGGCACCTTCGGGCAGGGCCCGCTGGTGGAACTGGCCTGCGCCGCCATCAAGCGCACCGGCCGCCCCGTGCTCATCGTCAAGACCGCCGCTGCCACCAACGTGGGCGCGTACGGGACTCCGGTGGACGGCATCACCGGCACCAGCGACGTCACCGTGGACACCGACGTGAAGCCGCACGACGAGTACGACTTCATCTTCACGGTGGTCACGGGTGGCACCATCGGGACGGCGGGCATCACCTACAAGTACAGCCTCGACGGCGGCAACAACTACAGCGCGACCACGGCGCTTGGGACGGCCAACGCGGTCACATTCACCCCCGGCAACATCGGGCTCGACTTCGCGGCCGGCACGCTCATCGCGGGCGACACGCTCTCCGTGCGCACCTCGGCGCCCCGCTGGGATGACACCGAACTGCTCGCGGCCCTGACGGCCCTGAGCAACAGCGCGGTGGCCTGGAAGATCGCGGCCATCGCTGGCAACGCGAACGCCACGAGCGCGGGCGTGATCGAGACGTGGATGGCGGGCCTCGGCGCGGACTCGCGCGGGCGTGCGTACCTGGCCCACACGCGGCTTCCGACTGCCGCCGAGAGCGAGGCCACCTACCTCTCGAGCCTGAACACGGACTACACCGCGTTCGTCAGCAAGTACGGCGCGATCTGTGCCGGCGCGGCCGACATCATCAGCAGCGTCTCCGGGCGCAACTACCGCGCGACCATCCTGCGCGCGGTGGCGCCGATGCAGTCCAGCGTCAGCGAAGAGATCAACATCGCGGCCCTCGACTACCCGCTGCCCGGGACGCGCATCCGCGACACGAGCGGCAACCTGCGGCATCACGACGAGTTCGCCTCGCCGGGCCTCGACGATGCCGGCTTCCTGGTGCTGCGCACCTGGGACCGCGAACCCGGCGTGTTCGTCAACCGCCCGCGCATCAAGTCGAGCCCCACGGGTGACTTCCAGCTCTTGCCGCACCGGCTTGTGATGGAGCTCGCGATCGAGGCCGCGACCGCGTTCCTCATCCGGCGCCTGAACAAGCCGATCCGCGTCAACGCGACGACCGGGTTCATCACGGAGGCCGACGCCGCCGAGATCGAGACGGGCCTCGGGTCCGCGCTGAGCAGTGTGCTGCTGGCGAAGCCCAAGGCGTCCTCGCACACGCAGGCGGTCTCGCGCTTCGACAACATCCTCTCGACCAAGACGCTCACCGTCACCTTCCGCGTCGTGCCGCTCGGCTACCCCGAGACCATCGAACTGACGGTCGGCTTCCTCAACCCCGCACTCGCGACGATCACCGCGTAGGAGCAGCGCCATGGCAGACACAGTCCGAGTCAATGGGTTCATCACTTCGTGGAGCGACATCAGCTTCAAGCTCAACGGCGAGCGCTACTACGGCATCACCGAGATCAACTACTCGGACACCCGCAAGCGCACGAAGGTCTACGGCATGGGCCGAACCGGAACGCCACGTGGTCGCACTCGCGGCAAGTACGAAGTGGGCGAGGTCACGGTCAAGATGGACTTCCCCGCGTTCGTCGCCCTGCGAGATGCGATCGCAGCCGAGTCGAGCGATGGCAACAGCTACGGCGACGTCGAGTTCGAAGGCGTGGTGCAGTACACCTACGGCGCCGACGACGAGACGCACACCGACAAGCTGTTCCGGCTCACGTTCGATGGCGTGACCAACGGAGCGAGCGAGGGCCCGGACGCGCTCATGATAGACGTCACGTTCGACTGCATGGGCATCTCGCGTGACGGCAAGACGCTCTTCGACAGCAGCGAGGCCCCGCAGTGAGCGCGCCCGACCTGGCGAAGCAACTGGCGGCGAAGCGCGCGGCACGCGAGGCCGCGCAGGCCAAGGCGGAAGCGGGCGACGTCGACGCGCAGATGCGCCAGGCCATCGACGACGAAGACGCCATCGCTGCCGCCATCGCGGAGCATGGCGCCATCGGGGACGCGATCGCGCTCGTCGAGACGTCCATGGGCACCGTCATCGTGAAGCGGCCGAAGCAGGCCGTTTGGCGGCGCTTCTCGGACGCTCCGCAGACGCGAGGCCCGGACATCCTCACGATGGTGCAGGCCTGCCGCGTGTACCCCAGCGCGCAGCGGGTGGAAGCCATCCTCGACACGTACCCCGCAACACTCGAGGTGCTGGGCGTCGCCTGCACCACGCTCGCGCAGTCCCGCACGAAGGAGGCTGCCGGAAAATAGCGACGCTGCGGCGGGACACCAGCGAGAGCCCCGCAGCGCTTGCCCAATGCCTTCTCGCTGCCCTGCACGCGCCCGATGAAGACGACGGAATCCCAGCCTACGTAGGCGCCCTCGCACTCGCAGAAATGGTCATCCGCATCAACAAGGCCCTCACGAACCCGACATGAGCGAGCAGATCAAAATCAGCGTCAAGATGGAGGACGGCGTCAGCAAGCCCGCGAAGACAGCGGCGCAGGCTCTCGCCGACCTGCGTCAAGGGCTGGACCGATCCGCGACCGAGCTCGGGCAGATGAAGAAGGCGATGCGCGAGATGAAGGCGGGCGGGGACACGACGAGCGCCGGCTTCAAGCGACTCGAGGAGCAGATCAAGACCAAGACGGCAGCCATAGCCTCCATGCGCTCCAAGTACGTCGAGCTGGGCGGCAGCTTCCGCAAGGCGGAGAAGCCCGCGAAGGCGCTGGGCAAGGAACTGGGCGGACTCGCGTCCATGGCTGAGCAGGTGCCGGGCCCCATGGGCAGCATCCTCGGGCGCCTGGCTGGTCTGAGCAAGTTCGCCGTGGGCGGGCTCATCGTGGGCGGCATCGTGGCTATCGGCGCGGCGCTCGTTGGCCTCGCTGCGGCCTCCGTGTCGGCGGGCGTGGCCCTGGTGGCCTACGGCGTGAGGCAGGCCGACGCGCGGCGCTCAGAGGCCCTGCGGCTCGAGGGCCTGACGCGGCTCCGGCGCGGGATGCACGAGGCGGGCGGCAGCGCGACCGAGATGCAGAGCGCGATCGACCGCGTGAGCGACAGCAGCAGCGCGTCCCGCTCCACGCTGGAAGGCTACGCAGAGCGGCTCCACCGGCTCGGGCTCCGAGGCGACAACTTCACGGCGGCGCTGGAGGGCATGGCGACTCGCGGCGAGGTGCTGGGCGACCGCTACGCGCAGTCGTTCGCGGGCATGGCGGCGCAGGCGGCGCGCTCCGGGCGCTCCGTGCGGGCGCTGGCGAACGACGTGCAGGTGCGGCTGGGCGACATCGCCGGCCGAAAGCTCATCGCGCTCGACGTGACCACGCGCAAGCTCCACGAGAACCTCGCCAGCCTCTTCCGCAACGTGAAGATCGAGGGCTTTCTCAAGCTCTTCCGCGAGTTCGCGAGCACGTTCAGCCAGGCGCGGGTCACCGGGCGCGCGCTGGCCGGCATCATGGAGCGCCTCTTCGCGCCGCTCGACGCTGGCGCCGAGAACAGCGTCGGCACCGTGCGCCGCGTGCTGACCGTGGCCGTGACGCGTGTGATCCAGATCGAAAACGCGGTGTTGCAGATGCGCAACACCTGGTTGCAGGCGTGGTGGGAGCTGAACCGGCGCGGGATCACGATGGAAGGCACGATGAACCGCCTGCGTGCGGGCGTGTCGCTCTGGGGCGACGCCATCGCGCTGCCTTTCACGCTCGCGAGCAAGGCCGCTGGCGCTTTCGTGGGCTCGATCGAGTGGGTGCAGAACGCGGGTTCCTCCATGGGCGAGCGGTTCCGCAAGGTGTGGCAGGGGATCAACTTCCGCGACATCGCCCGCAACATGATCACGGGCCTCGTGACGGGCATCATCTCGGGCACCGTGCAGGTAGTCGCGGCCGTCACCACGATGGCCAACGCGACGACGAACGCGCTGCGGGAGACGCTCCAGATCAAGAGCCCATCGCGTGTGTTCGCGAAGCTTGGCCGCGAGATCCCCGCTGGCCTTGCGATGGGCGTGGACGCTGGCCAGGAAGCCGCCGACGCAGCCATCGCCAACATGGTCGACGTGAACGTCAACACGCCTGCCGGCCTCGGACGCGGAGGCACGACGTCGATCAGCATCGGTGACATCATCGTTCAGACCACCGGGCAGACGGGCGCCTCCATCGCCACGGACATCCGGCGCGCGCTGGCCGAGGCTCTTGAGGGCATCGTCATCATGGGCGGCGAGGTGCCGGCGTGACGTTCCAGCCGCTCACGACCCCGGTCGACTACGTGCTGCTGGCTGGCGAGCGCTCGCCGGGGCTCGCCGAGGTCACGGGCGCCGACTCCGTGCGCGAGCTTCAGGAGCGCAAGGGCTACGGGCTCGGCGGCGCGACGGTCGTGTACAAGGGCATCAAGCTCATCAAGCCCAAGATCGCGATCCGTCTCATCACGGACCAGGATTGGGAGGACTGGCACCAGTGGAAGCGACTGGTGGAGCGTGCACCGACCGGCAGCCGTGCGCGGGCCATGGACATCTGGCACCCCATCCTAGAGGACCAGGGCGTCACGTCCGTGCTGATCGAGAACGTCTCGCAGCCGGTGCAGACGAACGACTCCGAGTGGACGATCACGATCGCGTGCATCGAATACCGGCCCGTGGCTCGCGCGCTCGCGACGCCGTCCGGCAGCGACACGCAGCAGTTGACGCCGGAAGAGCTTGCACTCACGGCCGCCGAGGCGCAGGGCCGCGCGCTTCGGGCTGACAACCAACGGCTAGCGGGGCTTGTGCGATGAGCATCGCGAGCATCGGCCCCGACTTCTGCGAGTCCGTGCGCGTCCACGTGCCGCAGTATGGCCCCTGGTACGCCGAGGTGGTCATGCTGGGCGCGCCCGCGCTCTCCGGGCAGGTGACGCTGTCCATCGGCACGCTCGACCTCGTGGGCACCGTGGACCCGCTGAGCAGCGGCACGCGCGGGGAGCAGGCCTTCGCGCGCATCGTGGCGGGCGCTGGCGCGTGGGGCACACAGCTTCCCGCCAAGGCCTACCACAACGACGCGCAGGTCAAGGCCAAGCTGGTAGCCGAGGACGCGGCGCGCGAGTGCGGCGAGACGCTCGAGACCATCACGGACCAGACGCGCGTGGGCGTCCACTACGTGCGTCGCACCGGGCCGGCCTCGCGGGCGCTCGAGGGCGTCTTTGGCGCGGCCTGGCACGTGGGCTACGACGGCGTGACCCGCATCGGCGAGCGCGAGTCGCAGACGCCGGCCGACGACATCTACACCGTGGTCGACGTCCAGCCGGCTGACCGCGTGGTCACCCTCGCCATGGATGACGTCGCGAGCGTCGTCGTGGGCTCCGTGCTCACGCAGGGCCTCGACGAGTCCATGGTCGTCCGCGAGCTCGAGATCCGCATCGATGCCGACGAGGCCATCGTGGTCGCGTGGTGCGGAGGCACGGCGTCCAGCGCTGAGCGCATCGCCGACTCACTGCGCATCATCCAGCGCCGCGAGCAGGCCAAGGTCATCCACGGCCTCTGGCGCTACCGCGTGTCGCAGATGGACGGCGACCGCGTGAAGCTGCAAGCCATCAGCCGCGCGGCGGGCCTGCCTGACGTGCTCCCGGTGGACATGTACCCCGGCATGGCGGGCCTTCACGCCGTGCTCACGAACGGCGCCGAGGTGCTGGTGCAGTTCATCGAGGGTTCGCCCACGATGCCCGTGATCACCCACTTCGTCGGCAAGGGCGGGCCGGGCCACGAGCCCAGCACCATCACGATCGACGCCACGAGCCAGATCAAGATGGGCGCAGGGGCGTCTGAGTTCGTGGCGCTGGCGACGAAGGTGCTGACCGAGCTCCAGGACATCAAGACCGCCTTCGACACGCACACGCACCCGTTCGTGGCGACCGGCGCAGCGTCACCCACGAGCGCTCCGACCGTGCCCATGCCCGCGCCCAACAGCGTGGCCGCAACCCTGGTGAAAGCCGAATGACTGACGTCGTGCGAGACGCGATCGCGGCTTCCATCGCTGGCCGAGCGCGGGTCAACGCGACGCCGGCTGAGCCCTACGGCTACGGCTCGGACATCTCTTGCGACAGCGACGTAGACGCGGGCATGGCTGAGCTTCCGGGTGACTCCACGCTGCTGCTGGCGCAGGCTATCGCACGCCGACTGGACACCCCGCGCGGCTCGCTGCCGGATGACCCGGGCTACGGAATCTCGCTGCGCAGCATGCTGAACGTGGGCACCACGACTACGTCGATCGCGGGCATCGCCGGGCGCATCCGAGGCGAGATCGTCAAGGACGACCGCGTTGCCACCGCGACCGTGTCCGTCACGCCCAGCAGCGCTCTTGACGCGCTCACCGTCGTCATCCGCGTGACCCCGGCTGACGTGGGCGAGACGTTCACCATGACGCTCGCGGTCACGTCCTCGGCGACGCTTCTGGAGGCCATCTCATGAGCCTGAGTCTCGACACGCTCACGACGCCGCTCACGGTCGCCGAGATCAAGGCCGCCATCTACGACACGATCGCGTCCGAGGGCGTGGCCACGACCGGCTGGAAGCCTGGCGCCGTGGTCCGCACCGTCATCGCGGGCGTCGCCATCGTGCTCGCGGCCATGAGCAGCCTGATCGCGCTCGTCGCCAAGAGCGGCTTCCTCGAGATGAGCGAGGATGACTGGCTCACCGTAGTCGCGAAGAAGCTCTACGACACGGATCGCAACGAGGGCACGTTCGCGAGCGGCACCATCACGGCCGACAACAGCACGGGGTCGGTCTACAACATCGATCCCGGTGACCTCATCGTGCTGAACAGCACCACGGGCGCTACGTACCGCAACACGGCGAGCGTCACGATCGGCAGCATGGCCACGGGCGTCGAGATCGACGTGGTGGCCGAGCAGCTTGGCAGCGACGGCACCGCGCAGGTGGGCCAGATCGACGCGCTGGTGACCCCGCTGCTGGGCGTCACGGTCACGAACGCGGATGCCATCGTGGGCACCGATGAGCAGAGCGACACCAGCCTGCGGGCGAGCGCTCAGGAGCGTTCCGGCGCGCTCTCGCCCGATGGCCCGGCCGACGCCTACCGCTACTTCGCGCGCAACGCGGTCCGGGCTGCTGACGGGGCATCGGTCGGCGTCACGCGCATCAAGCCCATGGCCGACGGCGACGGCGGCGTGGAGGTGCTGGTGGCCACCGCCACGGGCGCCGTATCGGGCACACAGGGAGACCCCGCTACCGACCTCGGCGCGGTCTACGCCAACGTGGAGGCCAATGCGGTCCCGCTTGGCGTCACGCTCACCGTCGCATCCGCCACCGCGCTGAGCATCGCCGTGACCGCGTCCGTGTGGGTGCGTGAGACCTACTCGCAGACGGACACGCAGATCCAGACCGCCGTGACGGCCGCCCTGACGCTGCTCATGTCGGAGATGCCCATCGGCGGCGACGTCATCTCGCCAGCGGTCGGCAAGGTCTACCGCGCGGCCATCCAAGCGTGCATCGCGGACAGCATCGGATACACGAACCTGGTCAACCAGACGCTCACCCTGCCGGCCGCTGACGTGGAGCCGGCCGACGACGAAGCGCCTGTCATCGGTGCCGTGAGCATCACGGTCGTGAGGGTGACCGCATGAGCTTTCCGCTCGACTACCCGCTCGACGGCAGCCCGACGCGTGATCGGCAACTCTTCCAGCACCAGATCCTACGCATCGTCCCGCCATGGCTGCGGCGCACGGTCGGCGGCGCGCTCATGTCGTCAATCGGGATCGTCATGGACGCCATGGTGGACATGGCGGCAGACGGCGTGAAGCTGCGATTCGGCGACACGGACGAAGCAGCGCTCGCCATCGCTGGACGAGAGCGCGGCATCGTGCGCGGCCCGAGCGAGGACGCGCCCACGTACGCGGCGCGCGTGCAGCAGTGGCTACCGGCACACCAGCATCGCGGCTCGGCGTGGGAACTGCTTCGGCAGTGGAGGGCCTACAACGGCGCGGACGCGTACGAGACGAACACGGGCCAGCAGATCGACGTGGTCTACAAGAGCGGCACCGCGTACCGGCTCAACACGACCGGCGAGATCGAGCGCTTCATCCCTGGCTGGGGCGGCAACGCGCCGCCCGGTGGATGGGCGCAGGCATGGTGCTTCCTCTACGTGGACGCCGACCCGACGCCAGTGAGCGCAGCAGACGACACATCCATGGCTGCCATCCCGCGCAACTGGACTGCGGCCCACATGCTACCGCTCAACGTGATCGTGGTGTGGCCCGGCGCGCGCCTGTGGGCCTACCCGAACGCCGACATCACTTGGGCCGCTCAAGAGGCTCTCTACACGTGGGATGACCTCCCGCCGCACACGGTGACCTGATGCCAGCCAACCTCACAGACGTCGACACGTACACGACACCCATTCAGGTTCCGGCAGGAAGCGATGCGGCGGGACTCACGTACCTGCTCACCGCGTTTCAAGGCCTCGCGAACCGCACCAACTACCTCGCTGCTCGCACGGTGGCTATCACCGAGCGCACGTTCGTGGTGTCACCGCACCGCGCGCAACTTCCGGAGAGCAACGCGCCATCGTGGACGCGCGGCAACTCTTCGCTCACCAGCGCAGCGAACAGCTCGCCGCTCTACCTGCCGCTCGACTTCCTTCCCACGGGCAGCGTCATCAAGCGCGTGCGGGCGCTCGTCACGCCGGGCGCGAACACGATGACCATGGACATCCGCAGTCGGACACTCGACTTCATCACGCCCGGGTCGGGCAGCGATACCGGCATAGAAATTGGAACCACCACGTCCGGCACTGCGCTGCAAGTGCTCACGACCGCGCTGCTGAGCGAAACCGTCAACCACACAACAGGCAAGAGCTACGTGGCCGTCATCACGTCCAACAGCGCCGGGCTGAGTTCGCCTGACACGCTGTGGGGATTCCAGATCGTAGCCGACCTCGTTGGGAACGGAGCGTACTGACATGGGACTCACCACACTGCCAGAAGTCGGAACCGGCGAGGCCCTCGGCCCCGTCAAGGTCTCGCGCCCGTTCGCTGCGCCAGACCCTCTGCGTGACATCACCGTGGCCGAGCACAACGCCGCCATGGAGGCGCTCCAGGACGTGTGCGCCGAGGTGGGGCTTCACGACGGCAGCACGGCCGGGAGCTTGGTAGAGCGCGTGACGGCGCTCGAGGACGCGCCCCCGGGCTCTGGCGACGTGGTGGGGCCCGCGTCATCCGTGATCGGGCGGATCGCCATCTTCGACGACACGAGCGGCAAGTTGATCGACGACAGCGGCGTGGCCATCACCGCGATCGCCACCGCTCAGGGCGCCGCTGATGACGCGCAGGCGACCGCTGACGACGCCATCCCGCGCCCGTCGCCGGTCATCAGCGGCAACCTTCCCGCGTGGACGGGCACGCTCGGCGACCTGGCTGACAGCGGCATCCCCAGCAGCTTCGTCCTCACGGGCGCCGTGGGCTCAGGCGTCTCCACGCTGGCCGTTGCGGGCCCCACCGCGCTCGTGGACGCGTCCAACCGTGGCCACGTCATCGTGGACACCACCACCGTGGGCGGCGACGTCACGGTCACGGTGCCGCACAACCTCACGGCGCAGGTGGCCGTCGACCTCCGCGTCAAGGGCGCCCATGGGCTCATCCTCGGCACGTCGGGCGGCATCGCGCTGACCTATCACGGGTGGACGCAGGGCGCGACGATCACGGGTGACGGGACCTTCGTCCGCGTGGTCATCGAGAGCACCACGGTGGCACACGTCTACGTGGAGCCTACGGGCATCACGGCGCAGGCCATCGACGCGCTCTATCCCAACGTCCAGACGGCGCACACGGCCAGCACGAAGACGCTGGCTGCCGGCGACGCGGGCGACGTCATCCCGATGAACGGCGCGAGCAACGCGATCGCGGTGACCATCCCCCATACCCTGTTTGCGGCGGGCGGCACCGGGCGCGCGTTCGTGTGCCAGATCAAGGTGGTCTCGGTCGCAGGCGGCGCGCTCACCTTCGCGGGCTCGGGCGGGATCGCGATCGAGTACTACGGCAAGGACCCTGGCACCGACGCTTACATCGCGGGCGACTGGCTCACGATCGTGGTGGACTCAGCGACGACGGCGTCAATCTTCGCGGTGGAGGCGCTGTGAACCCACTGGCTCGCGCGATCATGGCGTGCTCGGGAGTAGGCAGTGGGCCGCCTCCCCTCACGCTGCCCACCACGAACCTGCTCGCGGCGTGGGACGCGCGTGTAGGCGTTACGAATGACGGCTCGGGATTTTGCTCCGCGTGGGCGGATCAGAGCGGCAACGGGTTCCACGCGACGCAGTCCACGGCAGGAGCGCGTCCACTGATTTCCACAAGCGACGGGTACGCAAGCCTGCTTTTCGACGGCGTTACCGACTGGCTGATCACAACGGGCATCAGCGCCGGTGCTGGCGCCAAGACAATCTACGTTGTAATCAAGCCCGGAGCTCCCACGTCGAACGATGTCATCTGGACAAGCTCGACGCCGCTGCTCTATTTTGGAGTGCGTCAGTCCAGTTACACTTTCGTCGCTTACGACACGACGTTTCGTGAATCCGGGCTGTCCGTGGGATCCTCGCGGTGTAGAGTGACCTATGAAATCCAGTCCGGCGCTTTCAACTCGTGGAAGGATGGCGTTTCGGGTACGCCTGCCGCGTGGGGGACGAATACGGCAATCGGCGGTACATCAGGCATAGGCGCTGGCGCGACCGGTCTTGATAAGATTGCGGCGCATATCCACGCGCTTTTCATCTACACCGCCGCACGCAACACGGCCGTCGAGGACTACATCACGCAGGAGTGGGGCGTGTGAGGTTCCACGGCACGCAGCAAGAGTGCGCCGAGGTCATCGCGGCCATGGACGCGGCCCACGGCTACCCGCGCGGGTACACGCAGGCCGACGTAGACAGCGGCCTCGTGGTGCGCGTCGGAGGCGGCCTGCACGTCCCGCTCGCGCAGATCCGCACGGAGACCATCGCGACGCCCGCCCCGGTGGTGGCCGACGCTGAGGGCCAGCCGCTCACCGCTGAGCGCGTGGTGCGCCTGCGCGGGCTGCTCGACGCGCACCGCCGTGAGGTGGCCAAGCGCCGCGTGCTGCGGCTAGTCAACCGAGGCACCCGCGCCGCGCTCATGGCGGTCCCCGGCATCGGTGGCGCGCGGGCCGACGCCATCATCGCGCGCCGGGCGCAGGGCCGGCTGACGTCGATCGAGGACCTCCGCAACGCACTCCCCGCGCTGGTGGTGCAAGCACTCCGAGACTACGCGCTCACGCGGATGGGCGACGACGACCAGGACGAGACGACATGACCGACCCGATCGAGTCATCCCAGCCCGAGATCATCGCCCGCATCCTCGGCGCGGTGACGCTGGTCCTCGGCGCCATCGCCGCGCTGTGGCGAACCATCTTCGGCAGCAAGGCCGAGCGGGCCGATGCCAGCGAGCGGGCCGCCGAGATCGCCCTCCGCGCGGCAGAGCACGCCGAGATCGCCCTCCGCGCGGCAGAGCACGCCGGTGAGCGGGCCGAGCGTGAAGCGGCGCGCGCCGAGGCCGACACCAAGAGCGTGCGCGTGGAGCGCGACGACTGCACCGCGCGGCTGGCGGCCCACGAAGAGCGATCCGCCCGGGAGCGCGCCGAGGACCGGGCGCGCATCGCGGCGCTTGAGGCGGGGCTCGCCGAGCACGCCACCTGCGGACCGCGCATCGCCCGGCTCGAAGAGGAGCAGCGCCTCTCGCGGCAGATGCTCGACGACTACATGCGCACCGGCTCCACGCCACCACCGGCGCGGATGCCCCGACCCGATGAAGTGCGGCGCGCTGCCGCAGAGGAGACCGGACCATGACCCCAGACGAGATCGTTGCATTCATCCTGAGCGTGCTCGGCATCACGCGAGAGCAGCTGCTCTACGCGCTGCTGACGCTGGTAGCGCTCGCCCCCGTCGTGTCGTGGCTGCGGCCCCGCGTGGATCCCGTGCTGGCGCGGTGGGCCACCTCGGCGAAGGCCACGGCCACCACCGCCGACGACAACGCAGTGGGCCTCGTGACCACGGTGTGGCGCGTGCTGGTGTGGGTGCCCGCGTTCGCGCTCCGGGCGATCCCTGTGTTCGCCACGCAGGCCGAGGTCGAGGAGCTGCAACGGGCCCGCCGTGAGGCAAAGCTGCTGGAGAATCGGCGATGACCCGCGTCATCCTCAGTCCGGCATGGTGTGCCGCTGGCGTGGCCATCTCCCTTGCGCTTGCCCTCTCCGGCTGCGGCATGAGCCAGCTCGAGCGCCACACCACGGCGGCGGGCATCCTCCACGCGGGCACCGGGATCGCGTCCAGCGTCGTGGACCAAGGCGCGCGCGAGGCTGCGGCCCGTGCTGGTGACGAAGCCGAGCTCCAATCGGCCCTGCGCCCATGGCGGCAGGCGGAGGCCGTGCAGCACCTTGCAGCGGCGGCGGTTGACGCCTACGTGGCCGAGGTGCTCGTGATGGCCGCTGGCTCGGAGGACACCACCCGTGCGCTACGTGCCCTGCGCGGCGCCGTGAGCGCGTATGCGGCCCTGGCCGACCTGCTGGCGACGCTGGGGGTGGACATCCCGCCCGTGGGCCGTGTGCTGGCGGTGGTAGGGGGTGCGCTGTGAGCCCCGGCCGCCTAGACATCCTCACCGAGGCGCTGACCTTCGTCGCCCGGCTCATCATGGAAGCCCGCTCCGACCGGGACGCCTCGGCGCTCCGGAACCAGCTCAAGGCGCTGGGCGAGACGAAGCGCTCCGACGTGGACGCGGTGGAGCGGGAGCGGCGCCTGGAACTGGCCGGCTTCGAGCCGGTGGACCCAGACGAGCTTGGAACGCTGCGCCGGCTGCGGCAGGACGAACCCACGCAGTCCACGCGCGCGCCCATCGCGCCGGACTTCCCGCCGAGGGATGGCGAGTGATGCGCGCGCTGCTCACCCGCATCTACGCGCGGTCGTGTGACCGCGGGCTGACCCCCGACCCACGCCCGCCGAAGCCGTTGGCTATGCACGCGTCCTCGTGGGCACTGGACGTGCTCGACATGCCATGGGTCTGGCGCATGGAGCGGGCGCACCGGGCGCGCATGAAGGCGGGCTGGTGACCCCCGACTCCCCCCATGCATCCGCCTTCGTGCCGGGGCTCGGCTTCCGACAGGGCAAGCTGGTGGCGCGTGGCGGGCCGGTGCGGGCCGTCATCGTCCACACGACAGGCGGCGGCATCCTGGCCCGCTTCCGGCGCGAGGGCGCGGCCAAGGGCGATGCGGACCCCTTCGACACGGCGGTGCGCGTCTACACCCGCATCATGGTGGACTCGGGCCACTACGTGGTGGGGCAGCGCCTCGGGCAGATCACGCAGGTGGTCCCCGAGAGCCACGTAGCGCGGCACGTCGGCTCGGCGGGCTCCGTACCCTACCTGCGCACGGCTCCGTGGCACCCCCCGCGCGTCGCTCAGCGGTATGCCTGGTGGCACGAGCGTTGGCCCGGCGTCGCATCCCCCCGTGACCTCGCCGGGGGGCACCTGTGGGACGTGGGGCAGGCCGTGCCGGGTCGCATCGCCAAGGCCAGTTGCAACGCGCAGACGATCGGCCTCGAGGTGGTCCCGCCGCTCGAGGGCGCCACTTGCGCGTGGTCCGCCGAGTGCTGGCAGAACCTCGCCGCGCTGATCCCGGACATCACCGACCGGCATGACCTGCCCCTCGCGCGGTCGTACGTGGTCACCCACTCCGACGCCCACCCGCTCAGCCGCACCACGCCCAAGGGCGAGCCATGGGACACGGCGCCAACGCAGTGGACGTGGGAGAAGTTCAGCGCGGCGGTGTCCGCGTGATCCTCGACCTCGCGCTCAGCCTGCTAGCCCTCGTCGCGGCCCTGCTCGCCATCGGCGTGGCTGGCTGGCTCCTGGACGCGATCGAGTGGCTGCGGGGGTTGTAGGAGCGCCACAAGCGCGTACAGTCGCTCGACATCGCGCGCGGTCATCGTGGCTGGATGCGTGATCATCGCCATGCCGGAACTGAGCGCGAGCCGCTGCGTCACGACTTTGCGGGCATCCGCGTCCGCGCGGAGCGCAGCCACCTCATTGCGCGCGACAGCTAGCGCATGGCGCGTCTCACGCAGTTCGCGCTTGACCCGTGCGTAGGGCAGTTCGCGCTCGCTCATCCTCCATGCTCCTTCTCGGCCGCAGCCGCTAGCCTCGCCTTGACGCTCGCGGGATTGGCCAGCGCCAGCGCCTCCCGCACCCACTCCCCCACAGAGACGCCTGCGCGCCTCGCTGCGGCCTGGTACGCCTCACGCTCAGCCTCGGACACCCGGACCACGAGGCGGGCCGTACGCTGGCTGCCAGGGGGGCCGGGAGGGCGACCGGGGCCGGCTCCCGTGGTCATGGCGTCATCTTTCTGAAGAAATCGTCATGCACAGCAGCAGCCGGTCCAGACGACGGCTCCACCATGTCGAGCGGCACCCGCATCAGGCGCGCGTTCTCCTGCTCAGCCCGACGCACGCGGCAGCACGAGCACACCGCCTTGCGGGTGACTGGATCTATCTCGGCCGGCTGACCACAGTGCATGCTGTGGCCCTGGCCTGGTTTCACGACTCCACATCGGTGGCCCATCACGCACCCCACCGCTTCAGAGCGCACACGAGCGCTTCGGTGTTGACTTGCCGACGTGGTGAGTCAGGGCCGTCCAGCACCCACTGACGGTGGGCCAACTCAACGTCACGGGGCCACCATAGACGGCTCACGGAGCGAAGGATGTTGCGCCCTTCGGCGAGCCCGTCGATAGCGGCCTGAATCGCCTCCATGCGGGGGCGCCGCAACGGGCGCCCCCACTGCGTCCCGCACCACTGATCTAGTTGTAGTTCGAAGCGCAACATGGTCTACTCGTCGTAAGGGTTGTTGGGGTTGCGACCGATGGGGCCAAGCGGACCGCGCGGGCGCGGATCGTGGTACTCGCGCATACCTTCGGGAGGCAGCGGCGCAAGACCCCAGCGAATGAGGCGCGCGTTGATCTCGCGGCGCTTGAGGATGTCGTCTTGGGTCTTGCTGGTCATGGTCGGTATCTCCCGGAGCCGCTCTGTGCTGCTCACCCCCTAATAATGTGCACACGCGAATCGGATTGCAATACCTGTGTGCACACTATTTCACAAGTGCGCGGGATGACTGCGTTCTTAGTCACGCTCGGCCGCAGCCGCTCGCTCTCGTGCCCATTCGGCGAAGTCATGCAGCGCGCAGTGCGCGTCATCTCCGGGGCAAGCTCCGGTGGCCTCCGCCTTCGCATGCGCGTCCACCTCCCCCATCGCCCGCGCGTAGCCCTGCGCGTCGGCGGCGTCCAGGGCGGCGAGGATGGCGTCGTAGGACACCGCAGCGAGCGCAGCCCGGTCGGCTCGGTAGGTGGCCAGCGCCTTCTCTTGCTCGGCGGATAGCGGCACGTCCCCGCCGGGATGGCCGTCCTTGAATGCGTCGCTCAGTGCCGATGTGCTGCGCCACACCGCCTGAGCCAGCGTGCGGAGGTCAGTATCGCTAGTTGCCTCGTCCATGGCAGCGAGGCGGAGCACCGCGCGGCAGCCGAGGCACGTGACGTCAGCAGTGGCGCACTCGCCGCCGATGATGCGCTCGCCGCGCGGGAGTCGCTTGGCACTCAGCCCGCACAGCGCATCGTGTACGGTGCGCATCCAGTGGGTGCGGAAGTCAGTCACGGCGCCTCCGGTGCAGCGGGTCGCTCGGCCACGATCTCCAGCATCCGCGCCACGTCAGACCGGATGATCGCTGC